TAGATTTATGGTCGGAAGCACGTTACTTATATGTTCGTGATGCTATTAATGTAAACGAATTAGATCAAGAAATTTTAACAGAAACTAATTTAGGTGAATATGGTATATTTGAAGGTGAAAAAGTATCTTTAGATTTACCTATGGAAGAATCAATTGATGAAGCTACTAAGAAAAAGAAAAAAGATCCACCCATAGGTAAACCAAAACGTGGTGGTTCTAAAGCATATTATGTTTATGTTAGAGATCCTAAAACTAAAAAAGTTAAAAAAGTTTCATTTGGTTCTGGTGGATTAAAAGCAAAAATTAATAATCCTAAAGCAAGACAAGCGTTTGCTGCTAGACATAAATGTGCACAAAAGAAAGATAAAACTAAAGCAGGGTATTGGTCTTGTAGACTACCTCGTTATGCTAAATTATTAGGTTTAAAATCATCCTTTAGTGGATTTTGGTAATGGGTAGATTAGATAGAATCATAGAAGAAGTTCTTAACGAGAAAAAGAAAAAACGAGACAGATGTCTTCGTATTGCTGATCGTAAATTTAAAAAACCATCCGCTTATAAATCAGGTGCTGTAGTTAGATGTCGTAAAGGAAATATTTGGAAAGGTTTAAAAGAAGATCAACTTAAAGAAGCTGTTGAAGAATCATTACGTAAATGGTTTAAACGTAAAGGTGCACCTGGAAAAACAGGTGGTTGGGTTGATTGCAATACTGGTAGGAAAAATAAAAAAACAGGGAAAATGGAATATAAACCCTGTGGAAGAAAAAAAGGTGAAAAAAGAGCAAAGTATCCATCTTGTAGACCTACTCCATCAAAATGTAAAGATCCTGGTAAAGGAAAAAAATGGGGCAAAACTAAATGAGACCCTACACTGATATAGAAACCACAGATAAATATATTATTCGTGAATTTAACGAAAATATAGACCCAATAGAACTTTTATGGCACCGTGACAATGAAGATAGAACTATCGAAATAATTGAAGATACCGATTGGAAAATTCAATTAGATAATAAGTTGCCTGTCTCATTAAAAGAACGTATATTTATACCTAGACACGAATGGCATCGTGTTATTAAAGGAAAAAGAACTTTAAAATTAAAAATTTATAAAGATGAAATACTCTGAATTAAAACAACTTATTAAAGAAGAAATACGTAGTGTATTAAATGAAAATCAATTTGAATTAGTTGGTTCTGATACAAATGAACTTTTAGATGCTATGTCTATTTTAAATAGAGATATGACGAATCCTGATCGTTCATTTAGAGATAAATTAAAACCTTTAGATAAAACAGGTCATAAAATGTCTAATGGAAAATTTTCTATTAAAGTAGTTAAAACAGGAGATACTAAAGAAAATGATTATCTTAGAATAGCTAATGAGTATTTAGAAGATCGAGGTTATAAAACTAAATTATACAAGATAAAATAAATTATGAAACCATCTGAATTAAAACAACTTATTAAAGAAGAAATTGTTAGTATCTTAAGTGAAAATCAAAATATGAGAGGTATAATTGATGAATTTTCAAAAGAATTTAATATACCGGCATATGCTCTTCGATATTTTGATTATGGAAGTGATGGTAGTGGTGAATTAAGAATTGAAATGAAATCAAATATATTTGATGATTTTGGCAAAATGGTTAAATTTCTTCGAGATAGAGGATTTGAAGTAGATGAAAACAAATCTGAAGTTGATTATGAAGTAGATGATGATAGAATTAGGTATCCTTATATAAAAATCAAAAAATGATTTTAGAATATCAAAGAATGCAAATGTTAGCGGGATTAATAACAGAATCTCAATATAAAAATTGTCTTTTATTAGAAAATGAAAAACAAGAAGTTGATAATCTAGAAAAAAAACTAAAACAAGATGGCAAAGATCTAAATGATCCTAAGGTAGCAGCTAGTGCTTTAAATCAATTTATTGAAAAAGGGTTTGAGATAGATAAAATAAATCCAAAAGCAATAAAAGAAATAGATTTACCAATAACAGAAAGTGGGGGAGGAACACTTTCAATAGCTATTAATGCCTTAGAAAACGTTGAAGTAGTAAACGTATTATCTCAAAAATTAGGAATTTCTCCAAAAATACTTGAAAAAGCAAAATTAATCCTTCAAAGAATAGGAAGAATTGCAAATATTCCTTTTCGTCTAATAGAAAAGTTATTTTATTCCGTTGCTAGAAAATTTGGAATTAATATTGAAAGGGCTAAAATAGCAGGGATAGGAGGATTAGGTTTATTTGCTATAATATTAATTGCATTTGCTATATCCCATATTGCCGGAATATCAGCAGTTACTATTTTTACTATTAAAGGAATTATGGTATTATTTGGATTAATAATGAAAGGGGCAGCAGCTATAATTAGTTTAATTAAAAATGCATATAGAGGAAAAAAAGAATACACAGATAAATTTTACACTACTGCTGATTTTTTTACAGATTTAGAAAAATTAACAGGTAAAAAGGTCCCTACTAAAATAGTGTATCAATTTAGTGATTGGATAGATACATTTAAAGACAATAAAGGCCAAATGAAAATTATTTCTAATTTATTAAAATCAATAAAAAATAAAATAGCAAATAAAAAAGACCCATCCCCAGAAATAGATAAAATCCTATCTATAAATAAACAAGATAAAAATGATTTTACTAAAGAAATAAATGGTTATTTAATTCAATTTAGAGCAGATAAAGGAGCAGGACCCTTTGATGGATATTACAATACTGAAGAATAAATTTAAAAAAATAAAAAAATAAAAAAATGAATAAAGAATATTTAAGAATGCAGAAGTTGGCTGGAGTAATAACAGAGGGCCAATATAAAGAAAAATTAGAAGAAATATCAATATCTGGTACTTTGAAAAAAATTGGGGATAAAATAGTAAGTATTCCTGTTTTTGATAAACTTATTGATAAAATTGTATCAAATATGTCTGAAAAGGATGTAGAAACATTTAAATCCAGATTTAATTTAAATGAAGCAGTAAATGCCCCTTCCCTAGAAGATATATTCTCTAAAGTCCATAGCTCTAACCCAGATAAAGATGTAAAAGATGAAAAAGAATTAAATGAAGCTCTTGATGAAGGTACACTTGAATATAAAATAGTAAATTTAATTAGAAATATAACAGGATTAAATTTATTGGCGTTAGGTGGAGTATTTGGTGGTATGCTTATAGGAAAAGCACTTGTTATAATGGGTATGACTGGACCTATTGGAGCTATGATTGTGGGACCATTTATAAGTCTATTTGCTTCTTTAATCATTCATGGGGTTGCAAATAAACTTTTAGGAAGAACAGGACATTCTGCCTTAGTAGGAGATTAATAACTTATAGACTGATTCATAGCCAGTCGACTTAAATAAAAATTTTTCGGAAGCTGTGGCTCCAATTTGGAGGCCACAGCTTTTTTTATTATATTTAACCATTAAATTAAGCAAACATATGAGCAAAAATGTAGTAATTGTAGGAGCAGGAGTTGCAGGTATCAATGCAGCCACTAAATTAGTAGATAACAATTATGAAGGTAAAATTACCATTATTGATATGGGTAAAGATCCATACAATAGATTACCTGAAGAAGTAATGACAGGAATGTTAGGTGCAGGTGGTTGGTCAGATGGAAAATTAACTTACCATACTTCAATTGGAGGTCATTTATCAAAATATTGCGGTGAAGAAAAAGCAATGGAATTGATGGATCAAGTAATTAATAACTTTAAAAGATTTCATCCCAAACCAGAAGCAGTTCAGTGTTCAAACCCACAATCAGAACCTGAATTTATAAAACCACATTTTGGATTAAGATTATTCCCAGTATGGCATGTTGGTACAGATTATTTACATGAAATAGGTAAAAATTGGTATAATTTTTTAGTTGACAATGGTGTTCAATTTATATGGGAAACAAAAGTTACTGAGATTGATTTTGAAGAACAAATTGTATATTTTGAAGATGGGTACGAACCATTAGTAGAAGGTTTAAAATATGATACACTTATATTTGGTGTAGGCAAATCAGGTATTGATTTTGGTAAAAAATTAGCAGAACAATATAATTTAGCAACTGAACCTAAACCAGTTCAAATAGGTGTTAGATTTGAAGCTCCACAAAAACATTTTCAAAAATTAATAGATATTAGTTATGATTTTAAATTATATAGAAAATTTGAAGATAAAGGTGTATCATTACGTTCATTTTGTACAAACAATAACGCCGCTTATGTTGCTGCGGAACACACTTATGGCGATGTAAGTTATAATGGACATGCTAAAAAAGATGAAGCATATCGAAATGATATGACTAATTTTGGTATTTTAATGGAAATACAAGGTATAGATAAACCATTTGATTGGGCTAGAGAAGCAGTTAAAAAACTACAAATTGGTGGTGTAGGAACATATTTTTCTCCTAGTGATAGAGCACCTTCTCAAACATCTGAAGGTGATTATGTTAAATGTGAAGTAGTTCCAAGTATGGATACTTTATATGAATCATTGGGTAATTATGCTCTTTATATAGAAGAATTTATTAATGATATGAAAAAAGTATTTCCAACATTAGGTAATGATTGGGGTATTTACATGCCTGAAGTAAAATATTTAAGTCCTGAACCATTAGTTGATTATACTAATTTAGCATTAAATGATTATTCTAATGTACATTTTGTAGGAGATGCACTATCAGCTAGAGGAATTACAGTGTCTGGTGCTCAAGGAACATATGTTGCAGAAGATTTAATTAAAAAAGAAAAATTAACAGAATCTAAACAAGAAGAGTTGATTTTAAAATAAAAGTTATTATATTTAAGTTATGAAAATAGGATTTACAGGTACAATGAGTGTTGGTAAGACTACATTGGTTAATGCATTAAAAGAATTACCAGAGTTTAAAGATTATAATTTTGCTACTGAAAGAAGTGGTTATTTAAATAGTTTAGGTATTCCATTGAATACTGATTCTACAATTAAAGGACAGCTTATATTTTTAGCTGAACGTTCATCTGAATTATTACAAGAAAATATTATAACAGATAGAACCATTATTGATGTTATAGCATTTACACATTCAGCTAGATCTATTCCAATGTTTATGGGATATCAATTTGAACAATTAGCTAGTCATTTAATTAAAGAATATGATTATATATTTTATGTTTCTCCTGAAGGTGTTGAATTAGAAGATAATGGTGTTAGAGTAGTAGATCAAGAATATAGAGAAGAAATAGATAATTCTATTAAGAAAACTATTAAAAAATATATTAAACAAGAAATTAGTTACGCAGAATTGTCTGGTTCTACCGAGGAAAGAATTAAGAAAATTAAACAGACGATATTTCATTAATATTTATAAATAAACTTTATATAATGAAAAAGACTCGTTTACTTGAGATTATTCGCGAAGAAATTGATACTGCTATAAATGAAGTTCCATACCCTGATGGACCTCTGGATATTAAAACATCATCTGATATATCAATAGATCCTAAAGATAGAAAACAAAAACCTCTCCAAGATGCTATAAAAAAAGCTACAGATATTTTAAAATCAGAATACCCTGACATGTCTAGCGAATCTATAGCCCGATTAATAACTAAAGTAAATACCCCATCAAGTAGAAAACCAGGAAAAGATCTTACAATTAAAGTAGAAGATGGATCAAAGTTTACATTACCTGCAGACTCTCAAGTTGGAAAAGATTTTAAAAATGCTCTAGATTTAATTGGAGATGCAATAAAAAAACAAGAAGATATTTTTAGTACTTCAACTAAAGTAGATGATTTAATGAATAGAAAAGGTGTAAGTCCTTCAACTATAAAGAGGTTGATAAACTTAAAGGACAAGGGATATAATCATCTTTTACAATTCCCTCAAACTTTAAAAGCAGTTGAAAGGGCATTAAAAGAAAATACAACTAAAAACCCACCATTATCAGAAAAAGAATTATCTGATAAAGAAAAACACAAAGAAGCTGGTAAAGCAGCAGGTACTGATAAAACAGCTAAAGATTTAGCTAAACAAACAGATGTAGAATTAGCTAAACAAAAGGAAAAGGAAGCCGTTAAAGACTTCATGGATAAAATGAAAAAAGAAGGTGTTATAGGAGATGATAATAAAGTTTTAGATGCTAAAAAATATAAAGAAGAATTTGCTAAATTTAAAGAAGAATTAAAATAATTTGAAAGATAAGGTAATACAATTAAAGTTATGGCATGTAATACTATTTAGTGTTGCATTTTCGGTTTTAATATATCTTGCTTTATTTAACCCAAGAACAGTTGAAACACCATCATATGTTCAAGAAAAACAGAAGATAGATAGTCTAAGTTATGTAATTACAAATTTACAAAAAGAACAAATTAAATTAAATAATACTTTAACTACATACCAGACTAAAATAGACTCTCTAAACTTCCAAATAGATAGTACTAGACAAGAAATAGCAAACATACGCATATATTATGGTAGACAAATTAAAGATATTACTAATTATACTCCTTCTGAGCTCGACAAGTTTTTCACAAAAAGATACTAGTAAATTATGTCTTGACTACAGTGTTGCAAAACAGGTAGCAATAGATTTAGTAAGAGGAGATTCGGCTATCGCTGAATTAGAACAAACTAGTATACTTGTAGAACAATTAACTTTTAAAACTACCCAACAAGATAGTATTATTAATGTTTATAAAGATAAAGATGCTAATTGTTTATCTCAAATAGACAACTATAATAAAATTAGAGAACAACATAATCTCATTATTAATGGTTTAGAAAAAGATATTGAAAGTATTAAAAAAGAAAATAAAAACTTACGTAAAGCAACTACCTTCCTTGGAGCAGGATTTTTGGGAGTGTTAGTCTCTGTTATTACATTAGCATTTGTTAAATAGATGAATAGCGAAATAAAAAAAGTAATTAGAGAAGAATACGTAAAGTGTGCAGCGTCACCTTCATACTTTATGAAGAAATACTGTAACATTCAACATCCAAAAAGAGGTAGAATATTATTTAATTTATTTCCATTTCAAGATAGAGTATTAACTTTATTTCAAGAAAACCCATATTCAATTGTATTAAAATCTAGACAGTTAGGTATTTCTACTTTATGTGCTGGTTATTCTTTATGGACTATGTTGTTTCATCAAGATAAAAATATACTTTGTATAGCAACAAAACAAGAAACAGCTAAAAATATGGTTACTAAGGTAAAATTCATGTATGAAAATTTACCTACT